AATTATGGAACTTACGGCGAGAAAGACCCATTTGTGTTCTGCAATTTCTTCGGAGGTCTTGATAAGAACGCACCTAGAGACGCAGTAGATGATTTCAGACGAGTAAAGGAGTGGCTGGAGAAATGAAAGAAATATTGCTGTCTGTAAGACCAGAATGGGCAAAAAAAATTCTCAGCGGAGAAAAGACCATTGAAATCAGGAAAACCGCTCCAAAATGCAAACTACCTGCAATAGTCTACATATATGAAACGGGCGGTGCAGGAGTCGTGGGAGAGTTCAGATTGAACGAAGTAGACGAGTTCTTTCTAAAAGATTCGGGAATAGCAAGTGGATATGTATGCAGACTATGTTTCCTAGATGATAGCCTTGAAAAAATGACTTGCCTTACTTATGACCGTCTTAAGTCATATTTAGGAGACAAAAAAGGCTATGCGTGGTTCATAGATGGTCTCCGAATATATGGCAAGCCAAAACCTCTTGACAGCAATCGTTTTCTGTTTCATACGCAATGCAAATGCTATGAGGCTGGATGCAATGACATCAATTGCCCATATTATCAGGTTCCTAGCTATGAATACGGGGAAATCGACTTTGACTGCGAAGGAAACAAACCATTGACTAGAGCGCCTCAGTCATGGTGCTATGTGGAGGAACTGGAAAAATGACACATGTGAGAATTAATGCTGATGAGTTCTTTAAGGGAAACGAGGACTGCATCAGGAAAAAAACTGCATATTTCGACACTTTCTGCAATCTCATTCCAAGCGATTCGGAGTATGCGCCCATACTGAAGGAGGCGCAGAGGCAGATTGACGAGAAGGTGGCAGCCGGGAACTGCTGGAAATATGTCTTTCCAGACTATTCAAAGATGACCGAATGGGTCAGGAGCCATTACCCAGAAGTCTCCTACAGCGGAGGTAGCATTGAGGGCAACACCATGGTCGATCTGTGGGCTACGAAGAGGATAAAGGCATCCCCATGGATGTTCATATACAAGGGCATATCGTACTTCGCCTATGTGGCAGAAGGTCTCATCTGCCGAATATCCATACAGGACGGCAGGATTAGAAACAGAGAGGTGTCGCTGACGGACGGGACAACGCTCGAAAGCATACATGAGGATTCGGTTGCCTGCGTCAAGTCGATGAAGGCTGATGAGATAAGGGAATTCAGGAAAAGCCTTTGGGAATTGAGGTCGAGACACAAATATGTGATGGACAGGCTGAACGGGGTTTTGGAGGGGAAGGAGGAGGAAAAAGAAAATGACAGGCTTTGAAAAAGACTGCCTGAAACTATTCAGAGGCGATGATACGGAAGTGAAGTCTTATAAATTGGTTCTTAAATACAAAAGCGGAAAAACAAAAGTCCAGCCTTTGATTGCCGATAGCAGATCAACCGCAGAATATCAGGCACGTGAATATATACGATATGGGTTTGCCCATATCGACAACGATGAATTGATTAAGGCGACACTGGAGGAAAGCAAATGAAGCTGACCGATGAAGAAGAGCAGGAGAGGACAAGTCTGTACAGCTATCTTATGCAAAACAGGCTTGACAAAGCCATTCTCCCCGGTGAGAGAATATACGGAGTCTACATAATAGAATACAGGAGTGAAAAAAATTACTGCTATTGGTGCTTTTCAGACAACCTGCATGAAGCTGAGGTCTATTTTAGACAGTTCAAGGAATACATGAGGCTTTGCGTAAAGGCAATGTGCCATTACCCGAAAATGAAGTATTCGATAGGAATACAGGAAGTGAAGATAGAGAGAAGGACAGCAAATGACGCCACAGGAAAAGACGCTTGAATTCATTGAGAAGAATCTCAGGAGGGAGAAGGACAAGTGGGATTCCGGCATGAAAAGCCAATACTACCAGTGGGACAGTTTCCGGGAAACGTTCCGGAATGCCATGGAAATGCACGAGAAGAGCGAAGAAACCGCAAGAGCAGACATGATTATGAAGGTAAGAAAGGAAAAGGATAAAGGAAGACTGTAAGCAAAAACACTGGGCAAAGAGAAAGGCAGAGAAGGGAATCGGCAAATTGGGAGGTGCATCATAAATGGGCGAATCAAAAGTTCGCCATTTGTTTTAGGCTTTTTGATATAATCAATGAAGAGGTGAAGGAAATGGTTGCATTAACTGCAAACGAAAAGCATACGATCAAAGTCATTCTGATCAACGCCTTGGTCTCAACGGCGATAACCGGAATAGGATGGGGAATCTATGTCGGTATTCAGAATTCATCGGGGGCAAAGGATTCATCCGTCTATTCAATCAGGAAATTCTATCTTGACAATCCGAATGGGGATAATCCGAGCTTCACAAAATTCATTCTGGAATTGGACGAGGACGGCACATATAAGGACAAAAGGCTGGCTAAGAATTCATCCAAATGGGAATCGCATACCGGAAGCTTCATGAATGAGGAAGGCAATTATATCAAGGTGACATTCGCTGAAACAACAGAGCCAACGACCTTTGACGAAAACAAGGACGGGACAGAGCTTTATCTGACCACTGATGCCTTCACTGACAGGTTAGGGAAATTAGACTCCAACGGCAATTATTCATGGCCTGTGAGCCTTTATACATTCAAGCTATATGACTGAAAACCAAGCATGCAAGGTATTTGCCAAGATATGCCTAGACCTTGGAATAGAGCCGGAGACAGTCCATCTAAGGATAATCCCCAGCGATCAAAGCCCTTATACGGACATAAAGAACGGAATCATTTACATCCATGATTTTTCAAATGAAGACGTTTGTGACACTTCACTGGTGTTTGCACACGAGCTTAGGCATATATACCAGTCAAGGAATATGAAGGGAAAAATGGACTTGGAGATGAAGAGATACAAGCATTTCCCTGAGTGCAAATCACTGGATGAATATAATCTCCAATGGCCTGAGCTGGATGCCAATGCGTTTGCAATGTACTGGTGCAACAGAAACCTTGGGCTGACTCCAATGTTCGCTCAATGTCCGAAAAAGCCCTTAGTTATGGGCTTTTTTAGGTATGTTTTGATAGACAAATGAAAATGCCTTAGTTATGGGCTTTTTGGCGGTTTCCATTTCCTCACCTGTTTTTTTGGGCCTTGAAAATACCATGTACAAATGACTAAGTTTGTAAAAACTGCGTTTTTTGAAAACGTCCTCGAAAAAAACAAAATAAAATAAATATTTAATCATTATCATCACTCCTTTCTTTAGATTTTTTTGATTTTCTAGCCGCCTGGTGGGATTGTTGGCGTTGATTGATCTAAGTAGCTCAGAGAATAGCTAAAGAACTATTAAGGCCTTTCCTCTCTTTTTCTAATTCTTCAACAGAAGACATCAAGACCATAAATTAACGGATACCATTTAAACGCCGTTCCTAGCCCTCTTCTTAGTAGGGCCGATAAAGTAGCCACGGCCTAAGCTGATAGCCTTAGATGGCCTGCTTAAAGGCTAAAGGCTAAGGTTCTCTAAATGGTGTCAATTTAGCTAACTAAAGCATCTTAAACGGCTAGCCTTGATGGCTTTGAAGCCATTCAAAAGCATCTAAAAACAGCTAAAAACAGCTTTTAAAAAAGAAAACAATACTAAAAAGGCTAGCCACTGGCTAGCCTACCTTAATCCTCTTTCCTATCTTTGATGATGAAGTCTTTAACTTCTTTCGCATTTTTGCAAAAACGGCCAAAACCGCAGTAAAACCACATTTTAAGATCCTCGTCAAATTCCCAAATTTGGACATTAAAAGGGTGTTCTTCTCCGTTCCTCACTTCAATTTTATATCTGATTTTCATTTTTAAAAAGCCTCGCAATAGCACTTTTTGAGAGAATCATTTAATATAGATAATTGAACGTGATTAAGTGAATGGGGGTTAATTTGAAGCTGCATTAAAGCATCTGAAGGATCACCAGAGATCGAGGTTTCAAAATTGGCTAACTCATAATCTACAGCTGTTTTAAAATAAGCATTGTTTATTTTCATCATTTCATCATTTTTTGAAATGTTGGATAAATATAAGTCGGATATTTTTTTAGCCACTTTCTCATCTTTGAAATAATCGATGCCAATTGTTGATTTATAAGGATAATCCTTAACTTTTTTATCAAAGTCTTTCTGAAAAATATTGATATGATCATAGCCACTAGGAATTATATTATCAATAAAATCTTCTCTTCTTCTATAATCTTGGTAGTCCTTTAAAGGGGCTTCCAATTCCTCATTAGTGAAGATTTCATTTTCAAAATGCGATAATATTGTTTTTCCTGCTTTAAGATTATCAAAACCCGTATATTGAGGGTATGTATTAGCCAAAAGGCCATTAATATAAACTAAACCGGTAAGGTGATAATATGGAAGACAATAAACAACAACCAATGTTATGTTGTCTTTTCTTCTGATCAAGATTGAAGAATCAATAGCGGTATTTAAATCAATATTAATCAAGTCATCATAGCCGTTAACTTTAATCGTTTTCATTTTATTTTTCCTCTTTTTTTAAAAAGGTAGCCGACTTAATCGGCCACCTCTTCATCTTCTTTGACGTCAAATGTCATAATCAGCTCTTTTTTGCAATTCCAATAAATATCGTTAAATTGAATATTGGTTATTGATCTGATCATATCATCGGCTGAGTATGGCTCTTCAAATGCATTAAAAATCTCATCCTCAATCCTTTTAAGAGTGGCCTTCAAATCCTCCTTTAATTCATCCAATGATGGAATCACATCAAGATCATCGACTCTTAACTCAATTCTACCATTACAATGATAGGTATTAATTAAGACATCCACTAACTCATCTAATCCCTCAACTTCAACATTGTTGGCTACATAATCGTCATTTTGCAAACTTTCAAAAAACATAATAATCACCTTAACCGCCAATTGGCGGCCCTTTCTGATCTCATCTGAGACCGCCATAATTCTATATGTTTTTGGTAAAAAAAGTAGCAATCTTGATTAAAGCTTTTTATCAAGTTTGAGATGCCTAACCCCCCGGCACGGGAGGCCCCGGAATGGGATCTCGTTGACACCGCCCCCAAGAGTTCTATTTTACACACACAAAGGTTTTTTTCGATTTATATGGCACTTTTTGCCAATGGTTTCCATTACCTATATCTATATAGTCAAACGTAATAAAAGCAAAGTTGATTTGTTTTGGGAATTCTTGATTAATCAAGTTTCTATTGCTTTTTTATAACAATTTGCTACAATTTAGTTGCAACTAAAAGTTGCTGCTTGCAATGCTTTGTCTAGGGCATTGGCTCAAAACTGGCATTGCCAGCAAAAGCACTTATCGAGGGAGACTAGACACTCTTTAGGTAAGTGCTTTTTATTTTAAGGGAAAAGAGGTACTCATGGAAAACCAAGAAGATTTTGACATTCCAGTTCTCAGCTTTATGAGAAAGGATTCAAAGCTAATGAGTAGACCATATGCGTTGCTCATATACGCTATGATTTATTCTTGCTCAAAAAAGAATGCCTCCTTTTCATATAGTGCAAATAAAATTTCCGATATTTTGAACATAGACAGAGTGACTGTGTTCAGAAACATTAGTTGGCTAATTTTAAATAAATATATTGTTAAATCCAAAATGGATAAATGTAACAGTTATGATCTTTTTGTAACATCAATGCCTAGTGGCGTAACGCCACTAGGCAAACCATCTGCTAGTGGCGATACGCCACTACCTAAAGCCTTTACTAGTGGCGATACGCCACTACCTGTGCCATCTGCTAGTGGCGATACGCCACTACCTGAAAAAAATTTTTGTCGAGTATATTCTAAAGATACATATTCTAATACTAATACGGATAAGAATACGGATACGAATAAGGATACAAATACTACAACAAATAAGGAAAAGGATGCAAGGGAAAACCATAGAAGGAATAAAATTGTTGCAAATAATTCGGTGAGCATCAAATCTTTGGAAGAGATTGTGGAAGACAAAAACTATCATTTCAGCCAAACTGTCAAAAAGGCTCTTTTCGAGTTTATTGAGATGCGATGCAATGCCAAAAAGGCAAGACCAACTCAATTTGCTATGAAGCTCATTTGCCAAAAGTTGAATAAGCTCTCCGATGATGAAAATACTCAGGTCAGCATCGTAGAGCAGTCCATTGTGAACAACTGGACAGATATTTATCCGATCAGGAACGGAAAACAGCAGATTGAACCATCAGCCAGTGATTCGAATAAATGGAATATTCGTTACAACAAATAAAGGAGGCTTCAAAAATGGAAGTCAAAATAGGTGATTTGTTTGAACATTCGGAAGAAACAGTTTTGCCTAATCCTCACAATAGAGCGTTAGAGCAAATCGATTTTTCAAACAGCCAAAGTGGCAATCTTAATCTAATCGATGGAGTAGAATGCAAAATCTGCCATAACAAAGGTGTCATTTATTTTTTGAAAGGCAATGACGAAATATGTGTCAAGGAATGCTCTTGCATGGAGAAAAGGCGTTTTATCAGCAGGGCAAAGAAGAGCGGAATGGGCGAATATGCTTTCAAGAATTTCAAGGATTTCAATATTGAAGAACCCTGGCAACGCAAATGCACTGACGTAATGAAAAAATATTGCTCCGAGGCTGAAAAGCCAAGCTGGTTTGCCGTTCTTGGGCAGCAAGGGAGTGGGAAGACATTAATGTGTTCCATCATTGCCAATTCGCTCATGGACAAGGCAAAGAAAAAAGTTGTCTTTGTGATATGGGCTGATTTCGTAAGCAAACTGAAGAGAGATATCATGTCTGGAAATGCAGAGCAGGCCACTTATGACATGGAGAGAGTGAAGAATGCCGAAGTCCTTTACATTGATGATATTTTCAAGCAAGGATATACTGACGCAGACCTGAAATATGCTTCAGAAATTATAAACTACAGATACAACAACAGCCTGAAGACGATTATAACTGCCCAATATACGATCAATGAGCTTCTTGACATAGATGAGGCAACATTCGGACGTGTGGTTGAAATGAGTGGAGAGTATATCATTGTGATATCAAGGAATCTCAATCATGACTGGCGTCTAACCCATATGTCAAGGATCACAAAAATATAGTTTGGCAATTTTCTTGTTGACAAGTCTGCAATTTTTTAGAACAATAAGGTGCAGAGAAGGTGCTGCTTCCTTCCCTGCTTCACACTCGACCGAAGATGCACATTAGTGTCTTCGGCTGAAAAAAGTACGCAAAGGAGAAACTATGAAGAAAATCGGGAGTCTTTTTCTGCTTCTTGTGTTCATAGTTGCCGTTGCTTATATAGCAGGTATGGTATGGTTTGCAGTTTTTGGACAGTCCTGCCCTGAAGGAGTTAGATGGTTCTATCCATGGATGCCTTCAACCTTTGGCATTAGTTCCGGAGGAACAGAAATTGCCGTCAAAATATGGTGAAAAGCTGGAAAAGTTCTACCATTCGGCAAAATGGAAGCGGTGCAGGGAGGCTTTTATAGCCTATAAACACGGAATATGCGACATATGTGGGAAACGTGGCTATTTAGTCCATCACATCATAGAGCTTGATGATTCAAACGTAGATGATCCTAATGTTTCGCTTAGCTTCAGTAATCTTCAGCTTCTATGCGTGAAATGCCACAATGTAGTCCATGGAGACATAGACCACGGAATGAAGAACAAGCCAACAGTTTGTTTATTTGATAATAACGGCAATGTGGTGATTGCCGACAAAAAGAAAAAATAGGAGAAAGTGAATGAAAGAAAGCAGTGAAGCACCCAGTAAGGATGATTTCTTAATAAAAGATGAGCTTCAACCAAAGGTTGCGGATGTTGCAACAAAAGACAAGAGAAAATATACAAAAAAGCATGCCACATATGAAAAATGGGGTGGAAGCAGAAAAGGCTCAGGGCGAAAGAGAGCATCATATGATCCGCAGGCTCTTGGCGATTCAAAGCCTGACAAGAAGAGACTCTCTCAAAGCCTGTACGGTCTTTCGGATTCAGCCGAGGCAAAAATAGCTGAGAAGTCTATTCAAAGAACTGAAGACTATATCAAGAGCGACTACACATTGCCTTGCCCTGAAGATTTAAAAAGTGATTCAGATGCAAAGAAACAATGGAACTTGCTTATGGAATCATATGCTTCATACGGTTCAAAGATAATCTGTAATCTAGACATTTCATTGCTTAGGCTTTTTTGTGAAAGCAAAAGCCGATATGTCAAAGCATACAGCACATGGCAGAATATGCTTAAATCTGAAATAGTGAATGATGATCAGGGAATACAATACTGGATTGACAAATGCCTGAAAATTATGGAGAAGGAAACGGATATTATGCGTGGGCTTTCTTCTGATCTTCTGCTCTCGCCCAATGGGAGAGTAAAAGCAAACATTACTAAGAATGTTGGTGGAAAGTCGAAAGAAGAAGAGGCTTTGGAGAGCATTAAACAATGGCAGGAGAGCTAGATTATAAACAGTCTGCTTTATGGAAATATATTGAATACATTGAGGAAAACCCTGGAAGAACGTGCAAGAAACTCAAACAATTCTATATTGGGATGATCAAGCCAATAGTTGAAGGAAAAAATAAGGACTTTTATTTTGATGAAAAGCCAGGAAAGAAATTCATCGAATTCTGCCAAGGAAAAATAAAGGATAAGGAAGATTTAGACAATCTTCTGAAGACTGTGACAGGTAGAAACAATTATGAGAAGATGCAGAATTTGTCAAAGAAGATGTTCTGCGGTTTCATAAGGCAAAGCAAGGATAGGTTCAAAGATCTTCCTCTTGTATTGGCACCGTATCAGATGGCTTTTTCGGAAGCCAAATATGGAATAAAGTGGAGATCAACTGGTAAAAGGAGATTTACTGAAACTTTTCTAGTAGTTGCAAGAAAGAATGGGAAGTCTACCTATGATGCAGCAGATGCGAATTTTTCACTTCTTATAACTAATGGGGCGGAAGTATATGTTGCAGCATCAGTTTACAGCCAGGCCAGAAACGTGTGGAATGAGAGTCTCCAAATGATTTATAAATCCCCTGCTCTCAATGCATTGCTTTCTCACAGAGTCAACCCACAAGCTGAGATTTATTTCAAATCAAATGGCACTGGGCAATCTAATTCTGGGACGTACAAGGTACTGTCTAAAGGCACAAATACCAAAGACGGTCTAAACGTTTCACATGCAATCATTGATGAGGTTCATGCTCTTCCACGAGATGTTTACGACATTCTCAACCAAGCCACTTCTGCACGTGATGATCCGGTGCCTATGATAGACATGATTACTACAGCTGGATTCATTCGCCAAGGCCTTTATGATGATGAATACGAATATTCAAAACAAATTTTGGATGGGACAATCCAATGCGTGACTGTTATGCCAGTTATCTACGAAGTTGACGAAGGAGATGATTGGCAGAATGACGAGGAATGCTGGTATAAGGCCAATCCTACCCTGGGTGTTATCAAAAGGCTTGATTACCTTAGAAACGAAGTTGCACGTTCAAAGGTGGATCTTAATTCACGCAACACGGTTATGACCAAGGATTTCAACATTATCGGTGTTTCGGAAAACCAGTGGCTGGATGCTTCTCAGATCAATCAGCCTGATATCTATACAGAAAATGACATTATTTCTAAATTTGATAACACTACAGTCATTGGCGGATATGATTTGTCAAAGGCAGGAGACTGTACCTGCGCTGGCATTATGATGATTGATCCAGACACAGGCGTTCTAGTCGTAAAAGAGATGTTCTGGATAACCAAACAGTTCCTTCTATCTCCTGAGTGCAAGGCAAGCCGAGTCCCTTGGGATTCTTGGATTGAGAGAGGGCTTGTAAAAATAAGCGGTTCATCTGCAATTAATTACCATGATGTCTCACAATGGTTCTATGACCAAGTGGACAAGCATGGATATTATATAAAGCAGATCGGATATGATAGATGGTCTGCAAGATACTTAGTGGATGAGCTTAATCAGATGGGATTCTCTGAAAAGGAATGTCAGGTTCCAGTTGCTCAGGGAAACCCGTCACTTCTTGTGCCGATTCAGACTTTCTGGTCTATGACGAAAGAAAACAAGCTTAATTTCCTAAACAATCCAGTCCTGAAATGGATGCTTTCAAACGTAGAAATGCAGAAAGACAGAAATGATAATCCTCTTCCAGTCCATAAGGATCTGAAAAGAGGAAATAAAATTGATGGTTTCAGCGTTCTTCTTGACATGTTATATATTTTTTGCAACAATAAGTTGCAATACATAGAGGAGAAATAGATAACTTTAATGGGGCTATTCTCTAAATTAAGGCTACTATTTGGCGGAAAAGGCACAAATAGTTCAAATTCAGTCAATTATATCGGCATTGTTACAACAAAGCCGAGTTTTTTTGATGAATCTAATGTCGAATTAAATTCGCAATATTGCTCCTGCCGAAATTTTCTTGCAAAACAGTTTTCCATGATTGAATGCTTTGCTTCCTATAAGGGTGAATTTGATGAATCGATGACTTCAATAAACCGACTGTTATCCGTAAGACCAAATACAATTCAGACTCCATCTGAATTTCTTTATACGATTGCTTCTGCATATTTCGGCGAAGGGATTGCAATGGTTCAGATTGTTTATGACGAAAACCTGAAGCCAGTCTCTCTGTTTCCAATAGATACATCAACGGTAAATATATCCCACCAAGGGAAAGAGTTATTTGTAATTTTTTATGACCAAGAAGGAAACAAAATAACTCTTAACGCAAACGACCTGCTGATCATGGTGCGAAAACCTACGACTGACAATCCGCTTTTTGCCAATGATAAAAGTCTTGACCAGGTTGTGAAGGTAATCAACGGCAACTACACAGGACTGGAAAATGCAATTATTCAGTCGCATTTGATCCGATACATTGTGAATTGGCCTTCAGTGATGAAGGATGGTGAAAAAGTAAGGGAAGACTTTGAAAAGCAAATCAATCAAGACACCAATGGACTGATAGTCCTTACTCATGGCGAAACAGTCACTCCGGTAACTTCTCAGGCAACATACGCTAAACAGCCGGAAATGGACGATATGTCCAGCGAAGTCTACTCATATTTTGGCTTAACCAAAGCAATGCTTCAGTCGAATTCCACAGATACTCAGCATCATTACATGATGCAGTACGACATTATGCCATTCGTCAAATCCTTCACTGAAGAGGCTACTTATAAGTTCTTTACCAAAAAGGAAATTGGATTTGGAAATGCAATCAGCTGCAATCCAGAACCCCTAATGAAATCCTCTTTAGATACTAGATACAAGATAGCCACGATGCTGAAAGACAGCGGCTATTACACACCTAACGAGTTAAGAAAGCTTGTTGGGGCTGAAGCAATAGAAGGCGGAGACAAATTGGTGCATTCCCTCAACTTTACGTCAAATGGTTCCAATTCAGAGCAAGAAACCGAACATTCCGATTCGGAAAACAATAAGCAGGCAAAAGAGGGAGACAAATAATATGAAAACAGACGGAAAAGAAATTAGGTTCTTCACAATTCATGCTCGTGATATCGTCAGCGGAAATGCTGATGGAAAGCAGACAGAGAATGAGAGCAAAGATTATGTGGAAGTGGAAGGAAAGGCAGTTTCATTTAATGATGAGACAGTTCTTTACAAAGATCCAGACACTGGATTTGAGCTAAGGGAAACCATCCTTCCCGAAGCTTTCTCCAAAACTGATATGAGCGATGTGGTTTTTGATTTAAACCATGATACAAACTATCCATTTTCAAGAACAAGGAAAGGAAACCTTTCTCTTTCAGTTAAGCCGGATGGAGTTTATTTCAACGCACGTATGTGGAAAGACGATGAAAGAGCTATGGAATGCTACAAAAAAATAAAACATGGGGACTACGACCAGTGCTCTTTCATGTTCACTTGTGGGAAAGACGGACGTGAAGAAATATGGGATGACAATGATACGAAAGTGAAGGCTGTTATCAGGAACGTTGACAAATTATATGACGTTTCAGTTGTCACATTCCCTGCATATAGCAATACGGAAGTGAGTGCACGTTTCGCCCAAGAGCTGGATAGCTATCGGGAAAAGGCGGATGCCGAGAAACTCGAAAGAATGAGGAAGGAAATCCTCAGCATTCATTTGTCCTGAAGAGAAGAAATCAGATATGAGAAAGCTGTAAAAACAGCAAAAAAAAGGAGTCATTAAACATGACAGACAAAGAATTGAAGGATGCGTTATTCGATATTAATTCCGAAATGAGTAAGTTGACCGAAAGATCCAAAACCACTACTAAGCCAGAGGAGCTTGCAGAAATTACTGAAAATATGAAGTCTCTTAAGCTCAAAGGAGATTCCATCATTGAAGAAAGAAGAAAAGAAATCAGCAATCTTAAGATCAGTACAACTCCTCTCACCGTTGATGGCGAAACGGAGAAAAGAGCGCAGAGAGGCAAGGATTTGCTTGATAAGAAATCTGTAACTATTTCGTTTGCAGATCTTATGACAAGAAATCAGTCCAGATCCTCTATGCTTCTTAGCAATCCTGATCTGGTTCTTCCGAAAAATATGGGAAATACTCTTTCCAACAATGGATTTGCTTCCGTTTCCCGTCTTATCAACGCAGTTACTTTCCTTCCTATCGACAAAGGTGACACATTTGAATTGCCTTTTGCCAAAACCGGTCTTACTGCCGATGCTACTTCTGAAGGTGGTCCTTATCACGAAAGCACTGCCACATTTGATTCCGTTTCCTTAAGAAAAGGAAAATATACAGTTCTTGTTCCAATTTCGGAGGAATTCTCTAAACTCGCCCCTGCTATGTACGAACAATATGTAACTAGTGAACTCAGCAAATGTCTGCAAAGAAAGATGATTGAGCAAATCGTTAACGGAGATGGCACTGAAAATAATTTCACCGGTATCTTTTGCATTGATGATACAAAGAACAAATGTGTCCTTCTTGCAGATGATAAGAACCATGCCTTGGATAAAAGCTTTGTTCTTGATGCTGCTATTGAATATGGCGGAGATGAGGATATTGAAGGTTCAAACGAATCCTTCTTATTCAACAAGACCACCTTAGCCACACTCTCCAAAGTAATTGGAACTACCAAAGAGCCTTACTATGAGATTGATGCCAAACAGAAAACCATTGATACATATCCGTTCATCATTAGCTCTAAGGTTCCTTCTGCTACTGGCACGAACTATTATGCCGCTTATGGCAATCTTGCCTCATATATTGTCGGAATCTTCAACGATATTGTTGTGGAAAGAGACACCTCTGTTGGCTTCAAGGAAGGAATGATTTACTACAGAGCATCTGTAATGGCTGGCGGTGTTTGCGCTACCCCTGAAGCTATCAACAGATACAAGTTACCTGCTTAGCATGTCTGATAAGAAACGTACATAAGGAGGCAGTATGTCTGATAATTTATCCAGAGCGACAAGTCCGTTCTTTACAAATGAGGAGATGGTCAGCATCCTTGATTTGGATGCCGACTATCTTACTGATGAAGGACATCAGAAGAAATTGGAAAATTTAAGCTTATCGGCTTCAGATTTCCTATATGCAAGGACTGGACATGACTGGGCAAATGACGGAATAAAGGATCCTACTGCCTCTGACTGTGCGAGCCTATGGATAAAAATGAGATTCTATGCTGATACGAATTATAGCAAGGAATATGATTTTTCACTTGGGATTCAGGCTGATTTGAATGACTTGATTGGGAAAGCATCATAGATTATGTCAACAACGGAAACCAGTTTTAAACAGCCTTTGAAGAATCAGCTTGTCCAAATATATTCTCTCATCAATGATGGAAGCTCAACAATCCGTTCATATCCATATCCGCAGTCAGTTAAAAGTCTTAAGGCATATGTTAGATCACAAAATGCGTCTGAAAGGCTAAATTCCGATATTCAGGCCGACAATCTCTCCATTCTGGCTTTCATTAATTGGAGACCAGGAATAAAAGTGGGAATGTTTCTTGAATACCTTGGAACGACTTATCAGATTAAAAGCTGCGATCCGAATTACTTCAAGCAGAAAGAATGGAAGATTGTTGCAGTAAATGTTGCCCCTATTGACTTTAATTCAGAGGAATATCTTGAATGACTTTAACAGATGCATTTATTCAGTCAAACACTGAAATCAGGAAAGGATTTCTTGATGCTGGATGGACTGACGGAGACAAGGTAGACAATTACACAAAGTCCAAAACTTATTTCTTCAATTACATAATTATGAAAGACAAACTTGTCAACGACCAGTCGCCAATAAGAAATTTGTTTGCAGTATGGGGAGTTCAGTCAATTATTCCAGCACAATTTGCCGATGATGAATATGGGTTCTTTGATTCAACCGTATATGTGACATTTAATCTAACCGATCCGCTGACAGACGAAAAAATATCCTTATCGCTTGGAAAGGTTGAGAAAGAACTAATTAAGTCAGGATGGAAAATGTCTCTTCTCAACGCAGACAATTACGATGATTCCAATAAGATACGGAATTTGCAGGTAAGTTTTACAAAGAAAATCGTCTCAAATGATGATTAAAGAGAGGTATAAAGATGTATAGAAACACTTATTTAGCTAAATACACCGAGGTTGATTCTGATGGTTATCCGGTAATTACCGGAAAATTCTTCAAGCTATTTGACACAGGAATTACCAATCGCTCAATTACATTCACCAAAACAACTGACAGAAGTGATTACGCTGCTGACGATACTACTGAATCCAGCAATGAAATTGTTACTGGATATAAAGGAACTTTCGGATTGCTTGGCATCAGCGTAACTGCTAAGGCAGCCATTGAGGATTTAGTTACTGATTCGAATGGCAACCTAATTTGCAGAGAACAGGATTCGGATGATCCGAAATTCGTTATGGTTTTTCAGGCTAAAAACGAGAAGGGAGTCGCTTACCAAAGATGGTGCTATAACGTCCATATCACTAAAGCAACCACTGAGAACGCCAACCAGCATAGTGATGAACAGGATATTTCCTACTCGTATATTGGCGGACATATTACTAATACCAAAGGACAATATGTTTTCTATTCGGATGTTCTCGAAGGCAACACTGGATGGCTGGACGGTGCTACCGCTCCTACTACCATCTATAAGGAAGCATCTGCAGCTTAGAGGATAGAAAATGATTTTAACAGAGTGGAATGGGAAGAAGATTTCCAATGGATCTGCTTTCTTCAGAAACTACAAGCTTATCACCAGTCATTCATTCAATCAGGATTATTCAAATATTAATAATGCTGACGTTGGAGAACTGATTGTCGATATGTATGTGGCTATGAGAAGAACTGCAGAGCCTGAATTAGAGAAAACAGGATATGCGAGCATAGCTGATGAGATTGGCGTTAACGAAATCTTTGATCCTGATGCAAAACTCTATAGAAAGCTAATTGAGACACTGCTTGAAAAAAAAGTCTCGGTCAATCCAGAAGCCGAAAAAACTGCGGACAAGAAATAGACCTTGACTATCAGGTGGCATTCATTATGACCACCTTAAAGCTTCCGGAGTCTTACTACTGGTTATGGAGCTTAAATGATTTGTGTCGCTACTCTGAATATGTGTCATCTATGACGGATCCGAAAAAGAAAAAGAGCAGCGGAAATGAAGAGTCTACTCAGCAAATATTCTATGATACGACTGATTAAGGAGGATAAAGCCATGTCAATAGGAAATGAAAATCTTGGGGCATGGCTTGACTCTCTTCCTGCTTCCCTTAAGAAAGCGGCTTTAGACTCAACCAAGACTGTTCTAGACAAAAGGGCAACTGCCTTTGGCAAAGCCTTAAATAGGAATATGTCAATAGGGACAAGAAAATACGAATTCCTCAATGTACATACCAACACAGTACTGAACAAGATGAATCAGATTACTAGAAAAGATTATTATGGCTGGCATTTTATTTATAAAATCACTGGCTATAAGGAGCTCTCAAAGGGAAAGAAAGTGCCGTATGCCCTGATTGCAAACGTCACTAACACCGGCCGGCACAGAAGCACAAGAAAAGGAAGACCTATTTCAGGCAATTACAACGGAACTGGCTTCATTTTTGAAACCGTTCAGGAATGTCTTCAGGGAATAGATGAGGAGATTTATCAGAATTTTCTTTTACTTACTAAGGAGATAAAATGACTGATACTGAAAGATCACTTACCGAAATCAATAAGCAAATAACTGAAATAACACGAAGCTGCAATTCAGCCACAAGACAGGCTAATCAGCTTTCAAAGGCTTTACAGATTGATCCAACAAATACTAAGCTTTTGACTGCTAATTTTCAGGTTATGTCAAGACAGATTGCTTTAACTACAACAAAGATTCAGCTTTTAAAGGATAAACAGGACAGTCTTTCTAAATCAGGTGACACCTCCTCAGACCAGTATCAGAAGCTTTCAGTAGACATTGCTTTGGCGTCAAGCAGTCTAGAACAACTCAAAAAGAAACAGCAAGAAGCTATGACTGCTGGTGTGAATTCTGCCGAGTCTCAGTCAGAGGCAATAAAGGAAATAGGCAATTCAGCAAATTCTTTGTCTACGGAAGTTGGAGCCGTTAGCAAAAGCACTTCATCTGCTATTGAATCCACTAAATCAAAGCAGGAAGAGATGACTAAAGCAGTAAATAAAACAGCAATTGCATTTACTGCAATGGGAGCCGCTGCTATAGCAGCAATCAAGGGCTTATATAGTCTAATGGAAAAAGCTGCGTCCGTAGGCTCTTCCATTTACTCAAATGTAAAGAAATATGGTGTAGATACCGAAGAATATCAGCAAAAGGCCAATATATGGGAAAAGGCAACCGATGATGCAAGTTCATATACAAATGCCCTTTCACAGATGCAGGAGCAGATAGCTCTTGCAGGGAAAGATACTGTACAGACAGAAAAAGCTTTGAATAAGCTTGGCTTAACATGCAAAGATATTTCCAATCTATCTGTTTCAGATGCATTAAGTCTTATTTCTGAAAAGCTTATGGAAATAGAAGATCCTACTGAACGAGCAAACGCAGCCGTTCAGCTTCTCCATAATTCTGGAACTGATTTGGCTACTGTTTTGAATACGGATGTTGCTACCATCAACGAATGGAATGAGGCAAATTCCTCAAACATTATTAGCTCTGACTCATTGGAGAGTGCAGAACAGCTTAACTATGACTTAGAGAATCTTCAGAACAAGCTGAAGGCAATAGCCGTTCAACTGGGGAATTCATTATCTCCAATGTTAAGCGTATTTACGGAGCTTCTTACAAATCTAAGCCCAATCTTTGAAGGAATTTCAAATTTTATGTCAGATATTGGGGAAACAGGACAGGCAATCATTGCTGGACTCCTAATAGTAATTGCCCAGCTTCCTATTTTGGCTGCTTTAATTAAGATAGTGAACACTGTCATGAATGCCAATCCTATCTTCCTAATTGTGTCTGCAGTTGCCACTTTACTGACTTTGATCATTCAGCTATTTGAAATTCTTCATAAAAAAGTCGATGAGAACTATACCGAAATGGCAGCTGCCGCTAATTATGCAAGCGATACTGCCAGTAAAACGGCAGAGGTAGTTAGCCAGAATTCAACCACAACGAATTCAACTACTACTTCCACAGACAATTCAACTACGCAGAACGTTACTATTGAGAATGTTAATGTAAGCGAAAGTGCCTCTGATACTGATTCTCTAATAAAATCTATAAATGTAAAAGCTTTGCAGAATATATAGAGGAAAATAAAATGGCATATAGACTTATTAATAATTTATATCTGCAAGTTGAGCCTTTGGTTGAGAACACATCCTTGGGGGAAAGCAAAGTAGTTAAAAAACTCTCTGGGGTTGTAGCTTTTGATAATTTTATGGGATTCGTTCAGGATGTGGAAGTGCAGACAGGCGATACAAGAGATTATGTTCTTTCTCAGAATCTGAAGAAAGACACTATTTCTATTGAGCTGTTTTTTAATACATATCATATGACTGACGGAACGGAGATATCAGCATATAGCAGTTATAATCAATTCAGGAAATGGATCGCACAGTATTCAGATCTGACTAAGTTCAGGACTACGCTCATTATGGGCTATGGAACAAATTCGGAAACTGACTATCCATATCAGCCTCCAACTGATGGAACAGAAAGCAATCTCTTTGGAAGAAGAATTGACGGATTTTTCAAAACATTTGGTTCAGACATCAAGCTGTCCAATGGGGGAAGCTTAACCATAAGTACTACGTTTCAGGCACTTTCACGTCCATATACAGCAACATATAAGCAGACAACAGTGTCGGCTTCCAGTGGAACAATCATTTATAAGTACACATATCCATACACATACGGCTATTCATCCATGTCTAATAATATAATTGAAAACAAATTCTTTAAGGATATACCTATTAAAATTACAATTCATGGCCCAGAAAGTGCAGACTCTTCTGCAGTAACAAATCCTATCATCAGCCTTCATTACGGAACATCTGATTCAACAGGAAACCTGATTGTAGGAGACCAATATTCTGAAGTTTCATTTTCCAATATTTCAATTGCAAAAGGAGAGAAACTTGTAGTTGATGCAAATCAATTCACAATATATCAGGAATCCACAGGTGGCAAGAGAGTAAACAAATATACCTATACCGACAAGTCAAACGATTCATTCCTTTTTGCAAAGCCAGGAACAACATTAATATATTTAACAAGTGGTAGCTTATCCACTGATTGGAAGATGGACGTTGAATACACGGAGTATGATTTCTAATGAATTACTTTGCATCATTGCTTGACAAGGACTTCAACAGTCTTTCGTCCGGAGTTTACAGCCAATATCCAGTTTCTTCATTTGACTTGAAGAGAAAGGCACAGGAATTTGACAGCATGACTGTCACATTCAAGAAAATGGAGAACTCAAGAAATGGCGTGTATATTGCCATTTTTGACCAATATGGATCACTCTTTTATTTGGCTTTATGCGGAATACCACAGACTAAAGGCGAAGAGACAACAGTAAATGCAGTTGATGTAAGAAGAGTTCTAAACCAAACGCTTTATGTCAATTATGAGCAGATAGCTCTTGACTGTGCAAATATTTGCACGGTTTCATACTACTATAGTGCTTTGCTTTATCTTGCGGCAAAGCATCTAGGTTCATCATCAATTGGAATCGATTACGGGGTTGATGTCCTACCATTAAATGACATATATGTATATAAAAAAGGCGGAAAATATGACATGGCATGTGCAGTTGACAATACCAGCGGAATTAAAAATATCTGGTCAGTCATTCAAGACTGGAATCAAAGGCTTGGGATTGTGGTTGTCGCCATGTGTTCACTGAATCCTGAGACAGGGTATAAGAAGATTGAGTTTGTCGCTTTGCCGATTAATATGCTGATATCCTTTTCCACAAATGACTTTGAATCCGTTCTCAGCTATTCAACGACTGGAGTCAATATGACGCAGGTATTGGCATACAATGATAAAACTTCAGTCGTTGAAAGATATTGTCTTCTTTCAAACAATGATATTTCAGAAACATATTATGGAGCTGATGGAACAATTGCCCAGGATAATCTAGATATTGCATATACAGACTCCGACACGTTTGGGACATTCAACGGAGCAAATCAATATAAGGGAATGACAAGAAGAGAATTCCTTACATATCCTTGTGTCTGCAAAGAATTTGCTCCTGATGTCGATTCTGACGCCACTTCCGATGAAATCAGCAAAGCAAAAGCAAAGGCAACCTCAGACGCTCTCAACGCTCTCGATGCAAATAGGTATCAGGATTCGCTTTCCATAAAGATTGATTCGGCTATGGCAAAAAGAGTGTTCAACTGTCTATTTGAAAACGAAACAACAGGTGAAACATATCCTTTCTATTATGCTTTCGAAAACGTAGGCAAGATAAGCGGTTATTTGAAGGCCGATACGGAATACTTTAAGCTTCTTCCGGTTTCTATGATTGAGACCAAATTCGATAATAGTGGCTTAGTCTCTAAGACAATAACATTCGGATATCTTTCCGATTATGCTTGGCTTAAGGGAATATAAAGGAGGCATATCATGGCAAGTCTTGAGTTACTTAGAAAAAACAATTCTCCGTCAATTACGCCTTGGATGGATGCAATGATTTATTATACCTGTCTAGGCAATTGCATTTATGATGGTATTCTTAATTCCTGCTCTATTACCTTTGACATTAGCACAAATAAAGCAACTATAGAAACTGGAATGGGACAGGTCTTGGGGTATCAATTCAGGAATACTTCCGTTTCTTTTGCAGCAATCGATTCTTCCATTGTTACAGCCGGAAATACTTTTACTGTCGGATTGAAACTTTATGTGGATCCAACTGATGAAGCAAACGATACCTTGTTCTTCTCTTTCAGAGATGGAAGCAATACTATTCAAAGCAGCAATGAAATACTTATTAACGGTTCAAGTACTTCAGGCGTTGGAACTTATATTCCTCTATGGGTTGTCATAATTTCCTCGGATAAGACAACTGCCACCTGCCATTATATTAATCTTGCAAAACCAGGCATTGCTCAAAAATCCATGAATCTTCTTAAGAGCGGAAAAGTCAATGGAAAGGATTTCCTAAACATTTTCAATGATTTCTGGAATCTAAAGGAAATCACGGTTGATTATCTCGGAAGTACTATATCTAGCGGAGTTATGTCTCAGCCAGGTGCAAGAAAAGCTGAGAAAGCTGGAGTAGCCACTTTATGTACACATATAGGCGGAAATTACACAGAGAATGAAGTCGATGCCAATCTTCAAGTCGGTGGAAAAGGATATATGAATATGATTCTTCCTCTCTTTTCCAATCAGTCTTTAGATTTAGGAGTCACAACAAGTCAGTCAATTGATTTAGACAATGAGCTTCCGTCAAATTGTGTTTCCGTTGTTTTTATAGGGGCAAGTGGAATGGAGCTTCTAAGAACTACGCCTAAGACTTCAAGCAATGGATCTAAAGTGTCTTTGGATAGCTACAATGGCCAAACAGACACTGTTTCAGTAACATTGGGAACATCTAAGTTTGTTTTCAAAGTAGGGAATGATCCAAAACGGCTTTTTGGATCTTCTGAATTTACTAAAATAAGCGCATATGCGATTTACACAATGAAGGCAATCTATTCATGAGTCAAACATTTAATACAACTAATGTTTTAAATTACTTTGCAGTAAGCGATGCGAGATTTTCAAGTGCAAATATGAACGGGATCAGCACAAGTTTCATAGCTGAAGCAACTGTATTTACTCCTTCAAAGCCACAATCGTATCTAAGATTTATAAGGCCTAAGAAAAGCACGGACGATTATGAAACAGGTGAAGTCCCCGCAAACTGGGCAGTTGTTTGCCCATATTTCAGATGCGGAAGAGTTATACCGCATTACCAAATCGAAGCTGAAACTTTGCTGATAGACGATTACGCTGTATATACTACAATCAATAACACCTTCACACCTTATGTCTTAGACAACTGCATTAGGTTCAGGCCAGGCATAATTGAAGTTTTCGGACGCCAAATCAAATGGGATGATTCAGATTATATTGCAAAAGGCTCCGACTTCGGCAGCGGAGGGTACATTTACGTATATATTGTTGTAGATTTGACAAATTCTTTAGCTCAAAAAGCATATTTTTATACTTCACAGTCCTCAACTCTTACTAAGAGAGACAATTTAATTGAAAAGGAGGGAGGATTTGCAAGAGTAAAGATTGCCGCATTTAGTTATGATTTGAATACTTCAACACTTGCCTTGCTTGACCCAAAGACAGTTGGAGTTCCAATACCATTTACTGGAATTGGAATCATGAGTATGACGATGGAATCAGTCTATTACAATGGATTAAGCGAATCAGAGTTTATTGATGATGATACTTTTAAATGGGCTGATACTGCTGGCATAGGTATTACGGATAGCCGTTTGATTTCAAACAAAAACGCATTTTGTGCGCTTTACAGCAGTTTCTATACATTGGCGATTGGAAACCATATCACTTACAAAAACCCAATTGGGGGAGCAAACGGAAACGACAATCCATACTTCAAGATCACTGCTTCGAATCTTATTGGATTCCGAATAGTTTTTGAAAGAAGCGGAGGATCAGACTATGTTCTAAGAATTAGGGAAAGGCTTAGACCTTCAGCTAATTCCGAATATCAGACGCTAGCGGAAATATTGATAAATGATTTTGACAGGAAAATATGGCTTACAAACGGGAAGAAAGACATTACTCTAAACTGGTACCTTGTAACTGGAAGGGAATATTCATCTGCAGCCGATAATACTGCTCAGGTTCCAATGAAGGAAGCAATGATGATGAACGTTGAATCAAGCAACCAATATGCCTATCCAAATAATGTGTTTGATTTGTTCGATTCACAATCCGATGATTATGATTCATCAGATGGAAGGTATTCTCACGATCTTCTAGCATTCCTGAATGTTGTTCCAATGCCTCACCAGTTGTTTGCCTTCAAAATGTTCAGCATTCAGATTTTGTATGATTCCTACAGTGATTCATATGTGCTTGGAAATACTAAGAGATATGGATTCCAGACTGTGAATGGGAATACAGGAGCAACCGATGCAATCCTAGTTCCAGACGTCAGGGCTGGGAAAATTGAGCATAGCAAATGGGTTGATGAAGACGATGATGAGGCAAGCAAAGTACGCTTTTTAGTAGAACCCATTTATAAATCAATTGGAGGTTAGGAAAAAATTTTTAAATTATTGCAAATTATGTGTTTAACTATGGCTAATAAATGCTCATATTGAAAGGATTAAAAATTATGGAAATTAAAATCAAAGTAGTTGGTCAGACAATGACATTTGCCGAAGACTTCTCAAAGCTTGTCTCAGGAAGTCATGAGATTGTAAAGCTTTCTTTTGCATTTGACTCGGAATGGGAGGGATTCACTAAGATCATTTATTTCAGATATGGGACTCTTCCGTCAATATCAATTCCTCTATCCACTGCTGATTCAAGCGTAGTCGTACCTTACAGGGTTATTTTTGCACCTGGATTCTCTTTGTATCTTCGTGGAATCTCAGGAACTAAAATTATCACTGCTTTTAGGATTTCAATTCCAGTCACTGACAGTGGCATGGAAGAAGTTGGCGGAGAAAGCCCTATTTATCATATTTCCTCGGAAAGCCTAGATGTTGAGAAAAACGATGACAGTGCGACAATTGAAATTCCGGCTGATATCCAGAAAGAGCTAGCTGATCTCAAAGACTTTGATGATGAAAACGCAAAGGCTCAGATTAAAAAGAATACTGCTGATATTGCTGCCGAAACGGAAAGAGCCAAAGCATCCGAAAAAGCAAATGTGGACGCCATTTCTAGTGAAATCTCTGATAGGGTATCGGCTGATTCAACTATTTCTTCCAACCTCTTGGCTGAAGCCGACAGGGCGAAAACATCTGAAAAAGCTAATTCGGATTCAATCGCCGCTGAAACTGCCAATAGACAGAACGGAGATGTCGGCCTTCAAACCCAGATTGATGCAGTTAATGCTACTCAGAATGTAATTGACATCGTTTCTACAAAGGCTGCCTTGGATGCTTATATAGTCACTAACGTTCACGCCAAAGATAAAATTGAAGTGCTTACAGATGAGACTCAGGAATCTGCCGATACTATTTATAATTGGACTGGAAGTGCTTGGTCTCTTGTCGGAAAGAAGCTTGCATATTACAGCAAAGCCGAAACCGACAACAAACTTAACACTGAGACAAATCGTGCTACTGCTTCCGAAAACGCAAACAAGGCATCGATTACTCAGGAGACTGCTGACAGAAAATCAGGAGATGCCTCAGCAATTGCCACTTCTGAGAAATTCACCAGTGATGGATATATTCCGAAAGTCTCCTCTGCTGTCGCAAATAATCTCCCTAAGTTAAACTCAGACGGAACTTTGGCTGATTCTGGGATTTCTGCTTATAACGTAATCAACAGAGTGCATTGGACTATCATTGCAACAGGAAGCGATCCTGCAGTCAAGCTGGGAGGAGATGCCACCGGACTGACTGACGAACAGCTTATGCAGCTTTATCCATTCAATGACACAAGGATCGAGACTGTCCAGCTATACGGAAGTGATAAGGCAACCAAGCTTGCCGGAGAAGACAAGTTCCTCAGTATGCCAAACGCCTATTACTACTTTGAAAGCACCGGAACTGATGGCTCGTTTGTCTTCCATATGTCCAACTGCAAAGTCGATGAGAACTATAAGAAAATGGTTGACTATCCGTACATTTCACGTCTTCTTCTGGCTAAATACAAGGCCAACGATGATGGAACTTATTTGAGAAGCGAGTCAGGAGCAGAGCCAGCGCATAGCATGACTTTGACTACCGCAATCGGCAAACTGCCCTATGCCAAGACTGACACTGACAAGTTCAGACGCCTTGATGTCGGAGATAAACGAGCCAGAGCCATGTTCTTCTGGATGGCTATGGCAAAGCTCAATACCAGAGACTTCCAAAGCAAATACAGAGGCATGGTTTCTTATAGTTATAACAACGGAGACTGGACTATCATTCCTGACAAGCTGAGACTGAACGGATCCACTGATGTTCTTGGAAACGGACTCATCACTGGCGAAATATCAAGTTATGTCGATGACTCCAGCGTTACTCAGGCAATTGCTGTGAATTGCAGGCCTTTCGAGATTTTAGGCGTTGAGAACCCATACGGATTCATTTGGGAACAAATCTACGGCCTATATTCCAAAGACAGAGAAATATATTCCTATGATGGCTTGGATGAACTTACTGCCGACCAGTGCAATCCTGGTTCAGCAAACTTTGCAGCATCCGATACCGGCAAACAGCTTCCGAACACAAATGGCTGGCAGTCAACTGTCGATATTGTCGGAGCTTATCAAGTCCCTACTGCAGTCACTGGTTCCGAAGGGAAATATGATTCAGACTACTATTGGTATGCTAGTGGTAATCAGTTGGCCCTTGTGGGCGGTGGCTGGTGCGATGGCGGCTATGCCGGTCTCTCCTCTTTGAATGTCTACTACGCCTTTGCTCGTGCGAATTCGGCTGTGGGGTTCCGCCTCTCTCTCCTTATTTAAGGGAGGTTTCTAGGGGGTTCTCCCCTTAGAACAGGGTTTTCATATCCGAACCCCTCCTGTCTTCGCTGCCTTGCTTCTGCCCTTGTGGGCGGTAACTGGAACGATGGCGGCAATGCCGGTCTCTCCTATTTGAATGTCAACTACGCCTTTGCTAATGCGAATTCGAATGTGGGGTTCCGCCTAACATTGGATGATTTTGACAGAGATATGAAAATCCTTTCCGATATGTGGATAAAATTCGGCCGTTTAAATCCCATGCCAGTAGCTTCGGCGAACACTTGGGCAGACCAATGAGAGTGAAATATGGACAGAAAAGGCACAGCAAATCTTTTTGAGAAAATCATTAGCCATGACAATATTTCCGAAGCAATCGATGAAGCATGCAATACTAAGAAAGACAGGTCTGACGTCAGACTGATTCTTGATGATAAGGAAAGATATGTCCAAGTTCTTTCTTCCAGCTTCCACATTTCAGGCAACTACCATGTAATCGCAAGAGCCGATATTTCTTCCGGGAAGATACGAAAACTGACCATTCCTCCTTTCTATCCCGACCAGATTGTTCAGCATTCTATTTCCAGAGTATGTGAGCCGTTCATCATCAGAAGATTCATGCCTGAATGCTGCTGTTCTTTGAAGGGCAGGGGAACTCTCTATGCTTCAATGCTTGTGCGGAAGGCTATACGGAAAGGCGCAAGATATTTCGTCAAATTCGATATTAGGCATTACTTTGAAAGCATTGACCAGAAAATCCTTGTCTCAATGATGCCAAAGATATTCAAAGACAGAAAAGTCGTTGACTGCTACTCGGAAATCATACATTCGGTTCCGAATGGAATACCGATTGGGAACTATACTTCCCAGTCTCTTGCCAATCTATACCTGACTCCGCTGGACAGATACGTCAAAGAGACTCTGAAGGCAGACTATTATGTCCGATACATGGATGATTTCATCATAATGGGTGCTTCCAAAAGGAAGCTTAAAAATATGATCATACCTATAAAATCATTTGTTTCCGAAAAGCTGAATCTTCGCACCCATGACAATGAGAAAGTCCAGCAGATTGCCTACAGAAACCATGGAAGCCCAATAGACTTCTGCGGCTACAGGCATTATTCAGACCATACCACAATAAGGAGGAGAATATGGAAAAGGCTGAGAAGAGCATTGACACGTGAAGAGAAATCCAGAAGCCCTGAACGTGCAAAACGGATTTCCTGCTACATTGGCTATATGAAACATTCAGACAGTCGAAACATCAGGGAAAGATATGGGAAGACAATAGGTGATTCTCTCTCAACGATGAGGGAGAAGAAAGGAAAAATCCAATATGGGAAATACAGTTGAGATATTCAAGAGTTTGAATTCTGACATCAAGCCTCTTGAAGTGGACAATCTTGGAAGCAGAAGATATGACTACAATACCAATATTGTGCAGGTTGCCGTCACTGACGAGCAGACGAAGAAAAGCCGGACTGCATATACATTTGACAGTTACCGTGTCTCTTCGCTTGCTATGACGGAGGGTGAAATCGTTAATGCCCTAGTCCGCTCAAAATATGATGAAAGCGAGGAATTCTCGCTTCTCAGGCAGAAAGACACCAAAGCCGAAGAATATGCCACCTACAACGCTTATTGCGAGGAATGCAAGACGTTAGGGAAGACTATCTGGAACAAGATTCATGCTTAATTCAAGTGAGGTTCTATTAATTGATAGGCTTCTATTTGAAACGGAAGGTGATGAAAATGTAAAACATACAAATTTGGCATTGAAGAAACTCATTTCGGAATATATTGTGGATGAATCTTTGCTTGACTCACTATTTGATTCAGCAAAGACAAACAATGACACATCAGTTGATATTCATATAGATCCTAACCAAAACAATTATTTCCGAAAAATGAAGTCAATTCATGACAGAAGAAAAGAAGATAAGCAATTATGAGAGAAGTTTTTTTAAATTCTGCAGACAAGTGTGTTTAACTATGGGTGACAAAGCAGCGAAAAATGGAGGACATAAAATGTCTACTTTAAATGAAGAAAGCAAAACCACCATCAATGAAATCATTGCTAAGGTGAAGGCTACGAAGGCTGCTAAGATTGAGGAAACATATGCCAAGATTCGAAGCACTAAGGTTATTCCGCAGCAGAATGAAATTGATAAGGCCAAGGTAACTCTTATTGCCGCATATGGTGCTGAGCATAACAAGACTTTAGAATCTCTTAAGCAAAATTACGAGGCTTCCGTAGAAGCTGAAAATAAAGCATATCAAGCAAATATCACCAAAGCCAATAATGATGCTCTTGAAAATAAGAAAGAAGTTGAGACGAATGCTAGACAGGACGTTACTGATGAAGTTTCTGCAAGTTATGATGAAATCATCCAAGCTAACGAGAAACTTCTTGCCTAAAGGGAGGAAATACAATGAATGCTGGTGATATCGTTACTTTCATTGCAGAACATTATGGATGGATCTATGCTGTGATGAGCGTCATTCTATCTCTTATAACTGAGGGCATTAAAATTCCAATTAAGATGCTCACATCTAAAATTAAGAACGATACTGCAAGAAAGGCAACCAACAAAGTTATTATTCTTATTGCCTTCGGTTTGGCATTCTTAATTGATTACCTTGCATCCATCTGGTTCCCTGATTATGTAGTCTTCTCCTCAGTTAAAAGCATTATGGTTGGATGTTTCTCCAATACTCTCTATGCTTTGGTTGAAGGACTGATTACAAAAGCAGATGCAAAGACTGCTGTAAATGCAACTTCATCCTCTGCTGCCTCACTTGAAAACGGAGATTCCGATGATGCAATCAAAAAAGCCAAGGAAGCATATGACGAGATTGTGAAGAAAAATACGTCCAAGTAAAAAATGGGGAAGCCTATGCTTCCCTTTTTTGGTGTAAAATCTGGTGTAAAATATTTTGCAATTTCTATTAAAACATATACGGACAGCATTATCACAAATATTCAAATAATGGCTAATTTATCGCAATAATTGACTAAAGCAAAACTTTGGAGAACTTTCAGAAACTGCGACATCAAATCTCATTGTTCCGACCATTTAGTTAAAAAGGCCCTAGAAATAGGGCTTTTTTAGTTCTCTGGTGTAAAATTGGTGTAAAATGTCTTTTTAAGTTGAGAATTTATGACATCAATTGCCTCATTCGAGGTAGTTGGATACAGATGAGAATATACTTTCCATGTCATTTCTATTGAAGTATGGCCCAACAGCCTTGAAATAACCGTTATCGGGACATTTGAGTTTATAAGCATTGAAGCATATGAATGCCTCAAGTCATGAATACGGATGTGTTTGACTCCTGAATTCTTCTCGCTGATTTGCTTTTCCATCTCCAATGTGGTGTCGGGGATAGGCCTAATTCCACCGAAAAGGAAGAAGCTCTCATTGTAGCCTTCTATTCTCTTAAGCCTTTCTTCTATATGTTCCCTTATCAAAGAGGCAAGAGCATCAGGAATCGGAATGTCTCTTACTGATGAGTTGTTCTTAGGCATAGTTATCAGCCAGGGCTTTCCCGTTTCTCTCCTTAGCTTCAGTGAAACTGATTTTGTGATTGAAAGATAAGGGTGCTTGCAGTCATGGAAATCTGACACAAGAAGAGCGTTTGCCTCTCCTTTCCTCATACCTGAAAAGAAAAGGGCATTCAGCTCAACGAAAGAAGACCACCTTACAAAATACTCCTTTGAGGTCTTATCCAGCCCTACAAGCCTTTTCTTGAAGGCATTCGAAAAGGCATTGAATTCATCAATGCTCCAGAAAGAGAGATCCTTTTTGTCTTCAACGGCATTGGGATCTTTTTTAAAAGGCCCTGCTATTGAAATGGAATCATTTGAATATGAATACTCGCTTTTGGCAAAACGGAAAAAGCCATGCAAAGCGAAATAAACGTAATTGAGAGAATTGATTGAAAGCTTTTTCCGGCTCTTATCGCTTATCTGATTGGAAACCCAGCTCTTCCATGATCTTGCTGAGTCAGGGCTGAAAGTAAAAAGCTTGTTTTTCCCGATTCTTGGAAGGATATAAAGACGAAATATCCTTTTTGTTGAAGAAGCTGATGATGCCCTTCTATTTGAATCAAGCCAATTGAAAAAGTAATATGATGCTTCATTAAAAGAAAGCGAAGAGAAATGAGTTATATGTCTCTTTACTTTTGCTTTCAACTCGTCCATCACATCTTTGGTTTCGGAGAATTTCTTAACACGTTTGGATATAAGACCATATTTTCCATCAGGTTTCTTATATGATAGCCTGACAACATAGTCTTTTCTTTCCTTGTCTTTTATTACAGACATTATTTGTTCTTCAAACGGTCAACCAAAGAACTGACAATCTGGAGATCCTCATTGTTAAGGGCAAGCAGTTTAGTCATTATATTTGCAAGAAGCGGATTGTTTTCCTTGCCATTGATCTCTTTGGGAGAATCATACCCTTGAATCCATGCGGCATTTATTGAATAAAGATTAGCCAATTTCTGGGCACATTTTGCTGTAATGAGAACTTTTCGGCATTCCCATTTCGAAACAGTCGAATGCGATACTCCAAGCATTGAGGCAAGCTGCGTCTGGCTTATCTTATGATCGTTTCTCAGAATGCTGAGACGCTCGGAACTTACCTGAATCTGTGAAGCCAGTTCTTCGTTTATTTCCTTCATAATGTTCTCCTATTATTAGCATTATAATACAACACATGTGAAAATTAATACCAAAAATTATAATTTTGCTACTTTTAGTTGCAAACGTAATAGTTTGCAACTATAATTCAATTAGAGTTGCAAGGAGGCAACATGACGGAAAAACAGAAGACAAAGCTGAGAGTCATCCTAATTGAGAAGAAACTAAATTATAAGCAACTAGCCGAAAAAGCCGGTATGAAGCCTAATACTCTCTATCTTAAGATCAGAGGCAAGTACAAGTTTTCAATCGATGAGGCAGAGCAACTCAGCAACGTTCTTGGACTTGACTTGCAGACAAGGCATGATATTTTCTATGCCCAGTGATTCGAAAAATAGTAGCAGCGATTCTCCCATCATGCTTTTATCAAAGGCTTTTATTTGCCAAATCGATGTTGAGAGAATCATGAAATTATTTGGCTCATCTAAGCAGCAGTCTAGAAAGATATTCAAAGCAATGGACTCATATTACAAGCAAGAGCTTGCCGAAAAAGGCCTTATCAATCCAGGAACGAAAGGAGTTCCGAATGCCATTGCAAGAAAATATCTGAGCTTATACGGAATCGATGAGACGGCAATAAGAAATATGAAATAAAGGAAACAGCATGAAAATAAAGAGTGTTGAAATTCAGAACTTCAGAAACATCGACAATGCCAAATACGAGGGACTTGGAAGCAGAGTTGCCTTTGTCGGAGAGAACCACATTGGAAAGACCAATTGCTTGGAAGCCATTTATTGGTGTCTCAGCGATATTTTGCTTAACGGTTCGAGCGAAGTAGACAGCATCATTCCGTCTACTGATAAGAGAAAGAAGTGCAACGTTAAGCTGACTATGGATGATGGGCAAACTATCTCTAAGAGCTATCAAGAGAAGTGGACTAAAACAAGAGGGACTGACATAGAAGTCCTTACTGGTCATGAGACATCCTATGTTGTCAACGGCATTACCCAGAAAACTAAGAATTCAGCCATAATCGAAATCCATAGAATCATTGCCGGCGGTGATGAGAAGATGAAGAATTTTGAGAGAAATGGGCTGAACTTGTATAACGCCTTAATCAATCCTTTCTATCTCACTGAGCAGATAAAATGGCAGGACTTCAGAAGCTTCATCATCGCTCTGGTAGGCAACATTAATGATGATGATGTCTTCCAAAAATATCCTAATCTTAATCCAATCAAGGAAGATTTGAATATCCTTGGCGGAAGAACCGATATGCTTTCAAGGAAGTACTTCGAGGAAGTCAGAAACCTAGAAGGTGAGAAGAAGTCTCAGCAGGTCTCAATAGGGATCTATTCCGAAAAGAAGAAACCTGATGACAAGGAGTATGAGGAAGCTTCAAAGGCACTGTACGCCTACGATGAAGAAATCAAGGCTATAAAGAACGGACAGTCAAACAATCCTGGAATGAAGCTGATAATGGAGGAGATAGAAGCAGAAAACGAGAAAGTCGCAAAGCTTACTTCGGAAGTTGCAGAGGAAACGAGTGCGAACCTTGAACTGTACCGCAGCGAAAGCCAAAAGGCCTACGGGGAAATGATGGATGCGACCAAAAGGCTCAACTCCCTGAATGACAGCAGGGACAAGCTGAAGAATTCCAAGGAAGAGAGCAAGACAAAAATGGAGAATGCGAAAATGTTGCTCGAAGACTCCAAAGAAAGACTTGAGGCTCTTAGAAAGAAATACGTTGAGGACAAGGAAGCGAAGTTTGCCTATCCTGAAGAAGTCAAATGCCCCAAGTGCGGAACAGTGATCAACCAAGAAAGCATCGACAAGGCTAGACAGGACTTTGAGAATTCAAGGCAGGCTCTGCTAGAAGAGGATACAAGGAAGGGAAAGACTGAGGCAACCAAATGCTCCTTCCGGCAATCCATCATAGATAGCCTTATGAAAGAAAATCACGCAAAGCCTGAAGACCTTGACGGTGAGATAGCCAAGGCATCTAATGATCTTTCTTTAAAGACCGAAATCTACAAATCAATTACACAGAAGGAAAGCAAGATCAAGCCTATGCTTGAAGACGAGAGAAAGAAGGTCAATCAGCTGTATGTGATGAAGGAAGCCATTGAGTCAAAGCAGAACGAGGACAGCGAAAAAAAGCTTATTGACTATAAGGAGATGCAGAAAGCCATCATTGAAAAGGCGCAGGCAACTGTGGACAGCCTTGTGGTATGGAAAGATGCCCAGCGTTCAATGGATGAAAGCAAACGTAAAATTCTTACACTTAATAAGGAAATCACGGAAGGTGAGGAGAAAAAAGAACTCCTTAGTGAATTCATCCTTAAAAAGCTAGGAATGGTAAACGAGAGTACTAAGAAGGTATTCCCTGACATAGACTTTGTGCTAATCGAGGACAATATCAAGGAAGGTTCGTTCAGCGAGGTCTGCTATCCGCTCATACCGCACCGCAAAGTTAAGGTGCCTTATGCGGATGGAAGCAGTTCAGAGAAGGTTCTCACAGGCATAGCCATAATTGAAGACATAAGGAAGTACCTTAACCTAGATGAAGCTCCGATACTGTTCGATGAAGGGGAGACTCTCGACTCGTCTTCAATCACATCAATCGATACGGAATGCCAAATCATAACATCAATCGTAAGGGACGGATATAAAAAGCCCACTATGGTGAGCCTTGAAAGAAAGGACAACAAGTAGAAATTATGGCAAACGAAGTTGCAAAGAAGGACGAAGCATACAAGTCTGGGCTTTCAAAAGTCCAGGAGACATATCTGAAATCCGTAGCATCAACAATGGAACACGTAGGACTGAAGATGAATACTGAGCAGACACAGAACGTCATGACATGCGTTCAGGCAATGAATGCCGCCATTGACAAGAAAGGGTATAAGTTCAATCAGATAAGCCAGTCCTCAATTACCGACTGCCTTGAAAAGGTGGCTGTACTCAATCTCAACTGCTCCTCCATCCCTGCCGAATGCTATGTCTCCCTCAGAGGTTTCGATATGACTGTTGGAGTACAGGGAGCAGGATATGAGACATTGGTTGCCAAATACGGAACAAACGTGAAGAGACTCTACCAGCCTTGGCTTGTAAGAGAAAAAGACGATTTCAAGTACCCTCATTACAAGGGAATAGAAATCGATCCACCAGAATGGACTCCGAAGGGAGTAGGAAAGGTAATCAGGGTTGTCTACCCAATTGCTATGACTGACAACTCAGTGCAGTACCTAATCTCTGAACGTGCTGACGTGGTAAGAAACCTTGTGGCGCATATCTCAAACAACCTGCTTGGCAAGGAAAACAAAGAAAAGAAAAAGCAGGTAATCGCAAAATGCGAAGGCAAGACGCTTGAACAGATATTGGCTGACAAGGAAATCTGCATGGCAGGAAATGTAAGCCCAGCTTGGACTTCACCTCAGAGCCAGGAGCAGATGATCATTACGAAGATGAAGAACAATGTGCTTAAGAACTTCCCCAAGACTTTCTCAAACACATTCATCCAGACTGAATATGAGAACGCCTCACAGGAGGACGAAGCTCCTACGGCACCTGAGCCTGAGAAGGCAATCGACCTAACCGCCGATACCGACAGCAGGGAAGAAGTAGATTCTGATACGGGCGAAGTAGCTGAGAATGCCCCAGCCGACTTCGGGAGCAAGCAGAAGGAAGAAGAGAAGCCAGCCAAAAAGGAAGAGCCTAAGCAGGAAGAGAAGCACGACACTGACGATGATCTGCCTTTCTAGAAAATGACAGAAATCTACTGCCTAGGATCAAGCTCTGCAGGCAACGCTTACATACTCAGGTTTGCGGACAGCAAAGGGAAGTTCAGTCATTCGATACTTGTAGAGGCCGGCTTCCCTTACCGTGAGCTTGTGAAGAGAGCCGTAATGTCTGGGGCTAAGTTAAGCGAATGCGAGGCGTGCCTGATAACCCACTGCCATTCAGACCATGCATTCGGCGCAAACAAAGTTGACGAAGCAGGGATAAAGGTATTTGCCTCATTGGGTACACTCACCTCTGACAGGGTAAAAATCCAGCCGACCGATTCCAATACACTTAAGGACTGGGAACCTAAGTACATCTGCCCTCATGTAGAGGTGCTGCCGTTCCTTGTCGAGCATGATGCTCCTGAACCGATGGGCTTTGTGATAAGAAATTGCCTTGCAAACGAAAACCTTTTGTTCATCAACGACTGCAAAACAGTGAAGCATAGCCTTTCAGGAATACCCATCAACTATGCAATGATAGAGTGCAATTACTCGGATCAGCTGCTTCACATTGAATACTCCAAAGCAAAAAAAGATGGCGATTACGTTCTCATAAAGACCTATGGAAGAATCTTAAGACAGCATATGGGTCTTTACGCAACTCGGAAAATTCTGAACACCTTGGATCTAAACGAATGCAACGGAATATTCCTCATGCATCTATCCGACAAAAACGCAAGGGAACTTGAAATGAAGCAAAAGATAAGAGAGGATCATCCAAACATAAGAGTGTTCGTCTGCAATAAAAACGGAGGAATGACCTAAAGAAAAGAGGCGGTGCTTGCCGCCTCCTTTTTATTTCTCTACAAGAACGAAGTCTTCAATGAATTTTTGTATTTGCTTAAGCTGAAGATTAGTAGCCGACAGAAGCTCATCATTTATTTTGTTTCTAAGACCTTTATGGTTTTCATCTTCCATTTCCTTGGGGACATCCAATCCCATAAGCCATAGAGGAGACACATTGCATTTTTTTGCGATTTCAGCTACTTTGTTTGCCTTCATTGTTCCTATGTCACCACTTAGCCAGGAATGGAGAGTACTTTTCTTAGCCCCAACAAATGTAGCAAATTTCCGTTCCGACATATTATAGTCATTCTGAAGTTCTTTAAGCCTTTCAATGGTTGTTTCGGTTTCTATGGACATTTTGGTTTCCTCCCTGCTTATATTGTATGACTAAATGTCTAGCTTTTCAAACGTTATGAACAAAATAATAAACTTTTGCTTGAAAAGTTGGACATATCGTATATAATAAAGTTGCCCATAAAGTTGGGCAGAAAGGAAATAGATGAAAATCAACAAAGTACTTGGAAGATTCGCAGAACTTCAATTAACCCAGCTGGAAGTAGCTAAAAAGCTTGGAATTTCTAGAAGCACACTGTCAGGACGCCTTAAAGGCAAGACAAACTTCTCAATTAGAGAGATTCAAAGCCTTTCTAAGATTCTTGGACTATCCAAATCAGAGATGGAAGATATTTTTTTTGACTAATAGTGTCCAGCTTGTTGGGCAATATTAAAAAAGATAAAGAGGAAAAAATGAAATTATCTAAAAAAGCAGCCAGTCAGATTAGAAATGATGTTGCTAAGTCTAATTCAATGTTGGAGCAGTTGAACAGTTATGACAAAGACTTCGGAAGCGACCATAGCGAAATGAAGTCTGAACTTATCTCCTCCATCTCATTCCAGCTTGAAATCATCCAGCAGGGCGCATCCTCAATTGCAAAGCCTAAGAAAGCGAAAAAGAAGCAGACCTATGCCAAGCCGAAAATGGAGCCGGATAAAAAATGAGTGAACGCTATGTAATCAAGGCTGACTATATGGAAGCTAGGGTTCCAGTTGGCTCATACAGGCATACCGTAACCATCAGGCAGGGAAGAATGACGCTGGAGCAGATGATAACAAAGGCAAGGGAAATGATGGATTCAGGGAAATACGATTATGTTGCCTTATACAAAGTCACACTGAACTACCAAAGAGTGGAGATCATGTAATGAAGATTTCTACCAAGGAACTGAATTACCTCATATGTCTTATGCAAACCGAATCATCCAGAAAGGCAATGGAATCATCTGGGCTGTCAAACTATGAATGCAGTTTCCTTCTATCAAAGCTAATGAGCGCAAACGATCTGACGAAAACACTTATATCAATGAAAAGCAGTGATATGACGGAAGAAGAGAGAAGGCATTATATGGCAATCAAAGTAAAGCAGGACAGACAAAAAGCAAATCTTATGGACTGCCTGAAATACAAGGAAACAATAATTCCAGCAAGAAGGGGAAAGAAGGACAAGGATGATGACTGATCCAGTTATTTATGAAGATGTCGAATTCATACTTACCCATTCCATCAGTCTGCTTTTCTATGCTTCACGGCTCCATCAATCGCTTATTGCCAACTATGAAATAGCAGTCCAGGAAAAGATCGAATGGGAAAACTATAGGAAATTCCCAACTTACACATTTAATTGTTTCAATGATTATACGAAACTTTGCCGTCAAGTATGCAGGAAATTGGAAAAGAGGGAAAAGAAAAAATGAAGAAACTATACATTCTGAATATGACTCTTAAGAACGAAGAAAAGCATTCAAAGTTGTTCGAATTTGATTCTTATGAAGATGCCATCCATTACATAGCTTATTGGATAAAAAATGTTGGGATGGAGTTCTATGACTCTCCTATTGACACATATGACGTAACGGTTGAGGATGAGGCAAAAACAAAATGATAGTAATACAGCTAAGCCATGACATCAATTCTATAGATCCTTTGAATCTAAGATACCTGGCGATTTTCTTCTATTCATACCGTGATGAAATCATGCCTGCAATTGAGAATTACCTGTTCTGATGAAACTATTCGATTACAGTGAAAATCCAATCTGCATCTGCTCGATACTTCAGTCGGCTGAATATTTGAAAGGAAGGAAGAAAAGTGTGAAAAAAGAAAAAGAAAACAAGTCTACTGATGTTGCATCAATGATTTATCAAATACATCAATGTGAGAAGCACGGATACGTGCGTCAGGCTATGGCACTGAGAAAGAAAATCTATGGATCAAAGTAAAACAATTAGCAGTTATATTGAGCGAGGCAATAAGCTTATTGCCGAAATGAATCTAAAAGTTACCAAAGGCAATTTTATGAAGGCTTTAGCCGGTTACATAGGTTTTGTTTTCGACAAAGATCCTGAAGCAAAAAAAGACTGGATTTCTACAGAAAGGGATTTCGGCGAATTAAGTTCCTATGTGATGAATAAGGCAAGAGAAGAAATTAAATGTGGTGAAGGGGCTATTGAGGACAGCATTGTCTTTGGCTGGGTGGAAGAATACAGAACATCTCCAGATGCATTGAACGAGGTAAAGAATTCCGAAGCTATTAGCTCAACCAGTATCAATGCCCAGACGAAAGAAAATCCCATTGAAGAAAATGAGATGCAAAACAAGGAAACCAACATTCCAAAGAAACCTAAGAAACAAGAAAACGGAGAACAGCTCACTATCGAAGATATGCTATGTGAAACGGAGAATAAAAATGATGCTTCCATCAAATGAAGAATTGGAAAGAGTTTGGATCAATTTCAAGCTTAGGAAAAACGGATACAATTCATCAAAAAAATATGCTTTTGTTTCATTCCCGGACATAACAATGCCGGACAGCCTAAGAGAACACATCTATGCCTTCAGATTCAAAGATTCAGATAAGAGACCGGTATTTGAATATTGTATGAGGCGTGACGAAGATGGTGAAACATACATGAATAACAGGATTGTATTCAATTATATGAATGGGTACTCATATATGTTTGGAGGGACATACAACGGAAAATCATCATTGATACCAACTGGGCCTTATTCTGGAGAATTAGTCAGGACAGAATGCAAGTGGTCTCCAAATTTATGGACTAATCCACAGATCAACTTAGAGCTAACCGCAAAAAAGCTTCAAAAACTAGATGTCTTTAAATACATAGATTCAAAGAGATTCTTAGAAAATCAGGGCTGTGATTGGATATTTTCCATATTGAATATAAGAAGACATACACATGAATGCGAAATGATGATCAAAAATGGGATGGGAAGCCAGATAAACGATAAGAGATGGTATGGAAGCAATGCAATGAAGGTGCTGAAAAAATGTAAGGAAATTGGGACTGCAAGTTATACAGTCGGATCATTCGATTTAAGTAGGAATTTAGATTGGGATGATGATATGTTTCGGGACTTCTGCAGTGCCAAACGCATATATAGCCGTACAGCAAATGAAACACTAATCCCTTCGGAGTTTGTCGAAATCAAAAAATATCTTTCAAAGCAGGACTGTTATGGATTTGAAACCTATTCAGAATTCATAAGCCATAGAAAAAAACTGAATTTGTCTCTTGCAAGCCATTCCTCCAGATTTCCTTCAAATCTCGAAAAAGCAGATAGACTGCTTGTTAAAAGAATAGATTATGAGAGCAAAGTAGGTGAAAGAAAAAAGAAACAAAAACTAGCAAGAAATCTTCGGAAGAACGCATTGAAGGCTTCAGCAATTCTTGGAACCAGCAAGGGAGAGTATGGGTTCTTTGTCCCTTCAACTACTGGAATGTTCAAATCCATTGGGAAAAGCCTTAACAACTGCGTAGGATCATACGATTATGACGAAAAAATGGCAAAAGGCGAAAACCTAATCGTATGTATAACCAAAAAAAGCAAACGATGGGCTTGCCTGGAAGTTCAAAACGGAAAAGTAAAACAGCTGTATCTAAAGGATGATATGACTGCTGACGACAGCACAAAAAAATTTGTGAATACATTCATTGTTCCAAGACTTAGCGGATATTGGAAGAGAAGCTATGCTTCATTGTAATCAGCAGTAATAATCAAGAAGAATACTTAATTTTGTAATATAAAGTGATTTTTTCACATTATCTGACAAAAATAGGAGGATAAAGGGAAATGATGCAAGATGAAGACAAGGAGATGAAAGGCCACGACAACAAAGTTATCAAGGAAACTGTTTCGCAGGTGATTGGGATCATAGACGCAATGTGCTGTGATCCGACTGCAGACGTTATCTGGAAAAGCGGAGCCTACATCAGAAACAAATACATTGCAAAAGAACTCAGGAGGATATTCAAATTATGACAGCTGAAGTGGCAAAAGCAACCGAAGCCTTGGACTTTCAAAGCGTGACGCTTACTTTCAGGGACGAAACGAGCAAGACCATATCAATATACGAATATGAAAGACTTTATCTCATCCAGCCACCTGTTCTGGGAGAATACGGAGAGCAGCTTACGCTGTTCTAGAAAAGAAAAAAAAGAAAATGAAATATCAAGAAATCATAGATCAATGCAACTTCAATAGAGAAAACTTAACTAGCGGTTGCGTTGAATGCAATAACAAAGCACTTGACTTCTATGAAAGCGTAATGGAATACATGGAACACGGCTACAAATGCATCGACGCTGACTGGATTAAAGTACTGCTGGAAGACCATTCACAGGAGTGGGTATTGAAAGTGATAGACAAAGTGGCTAAGGAAAGGAAAATCAAATGATAACTGGCAAGGAAGCATTGGAAAAACTGCGCTATAACTACTTCAACACGAAGAATGATGATGAGACGGAGTTTCAGAACCTGTGCGACAGAATAGGAAATGACTTGGACGTGCTGGAGATACTAAAGAACATACTTGACGCCAACACTTTATTCCGTGTGTTTCCGTATAAAACAGCAAAAAGCTTCAGTGATTTTATAAAGACCGAAGAGAAAGTAAAGGAGTGGCTAAAAAATGAATAGCAAGGAAGAATTGGAGAAATACTTCGAAAGTGTCTATAAGGACTTGGAAGTACTGGAAATACTTAAGAGACACTTAAAGATTGACAGAGATGATGATATAAAAGGCTTTGAGACAA